TTCTTGAGTCCGTAGAAACCTTTAAGTCTAATTGCCATTACTTGATTCCTAGATCGTCTTCAGTCATAATTTTGAATTCAAACTTACGGTCAGCACAGAACTCTCTTGCTGCTTTCCATTTTGCTTGGTTCACCATCCAAGTCGTTACAGAGTTTGCCCATGCTTTTGTTCGACGCTTGGGATTTGTAGTTGGTTTTTCTACTTGCCTCTTTGGTTTGATCTCAACAACCATTGTTCTTAATGATCCATTCTTATCAATATACTTAATAAAGAAGTCGGGAAAGTATCGATGAATTCTTTTATCTACAGGTGAAACATATGGGATAAAAAATTCTTCAGACTGCCACTCATGAATCTGTTCCGTCAAGTCACAATGAACCATGAAGCGTCTTTCCCACAGGGAACGATATATTATATTGTTGGCGTTGCCCTTATATTTTTTAGGATTCGACGGTTTATAAACACCTTTATACGGCATATATAGTATATAATTAATTTAAATGTATTTAGATGTCTGCACCAGATCCTCGGCAGTTTTATACAAAGATACAGGATGTACAATCAAGATTTGGTGGACTCACTCAGACTTCACAGTTTATGGTGAACCTTGGATTAAATTCCGGAAGTTCCATATACGGACAGGTTGAAGGGCATCTTTCAAATGCTAATGTGTTTGATGATAGAAATGGAACTAGTGACTTTAATTTCTTTTGTTCAGATGCTACCCTTCCTGGATCGGCATTTGATGTAATGGAAGTTCAGGGAGCACGTCAAGGACTCATTGAACGTATGCCTAACCGTAGAGTCTATACTGATTTTGATTTAACTTTCTATGTTGATAGTGAGTATAAAATTCTGAGACTTTTTGAAGAGTGGATGAATTATATTGACCCGATCACTAATGCTGACGGACAATACCTTGGTGATCCACGAGGAATGACTGGATTTGGAGATCCCAATTGCTTTTATAGATTAAGGTATCCTAATTCATACAAGAGACCTATTGTAATCCATAAGTTTGAACGTGGATTTTTAAAAGACAAGAGTATGAATAAGTTTAGTAGTGATCTTAAGGAAAAGAGGAAATCAAATATTCTTAGTTACATTTTTCTTGAGGCATTTCCAACTAATATTCAAGCAATTCCATTTTCTTATGATGGATCTACCCTCACAAAAGTATCAGTTAATTTTAGTTACACTCGCTATCTAGTAACTCAAAATGCTGGAATTGGTAGAGGTGCAAGTGGTTACTCTGACACTCTTAATCCATCAGTTGATGTTGACGCACCTCCTGCACCTCTTAGTTTGGATGCTCCCTTTGGCACAGCTTTTGATTCCATATACAGTGCCGAAGCAATTGGCGGTCTTGCCGCTCAGAACTTTGATCTTCTTGCGGGTTTTAATGATATTTCAAAAAATACGGTTGACTTCGCATTTGATCTTGGAGCTGCAAGTTTCTTTAATACAACAGGAGCATCCGAGGTATCTGCAGGGGTAGGTGCCGATGTAGCACCAATCCGGGTGGAACAAACTGCTACACCTAATAGATCGGCTGCAAGATCAAGCGCAGAAGCAAAGAATAATTGGACTCCAGATCAAATTAATGCGGCTTCAGAAACTCTTAGCAGTCTTCCAGGTGGTAACATTAATAAAGCAGCTGCGAGAGCTCAAAAAGAACAAGCAGAGGCAACAGCAGCATTGGAGAGGGCAGCACAATCAAATCCAAATATGCTGCAGCGTATACATTCCACTCTCAAGACACTCAGTGGTCAAAATTTATTTGACAGCTGGTTTAGACAATAACACTAAATAAAATTACTGAAAAACACTATAGGATATTATGCCTTTACCAAAAATTGCTACACCGACTTATGAGTTGGAATTACCTTCATCTGGAAAGAAGATTAAGTATAGACCCTTTCTAGTTAAGGAAGAAAAGATTCTCATTCTTGCATTGGAAAGTGAGGACACAAAACAGATTACAATTGCGATCAAAAATATTCTCAAAGATTGTATTTCTACCAGAGGAGTCAAGGTTGATGATCTTCCTACATTTGATATCGAATATATCTTTTTGAACATTCGTGGTAAATCTGTAGGAGAAGCAATTGATTTAGTCATCACTTGCCCTGATGATAATGAAACCACAGTTCCTGTGAAAGTTTATATTGATGAAATTAAAGTTAAGAAAGATGAAAATCATACTAGAGATATTAAATTAGATGATTCGCTGGTGTTGAGAATGAAGTATCCATCTCTTTCACAATTTGTTTCATCTAACTTTGATTTCAGTGGAGCAGATGAATCTGCCATTGAACAATCATTTGAACTGATTGCATCTTGTATTGACGTTGTTTATAATGCTGAAGAATCTTGGGCAGCGTCTGACTGTACCAAGAAGGAATTGAAGACTTGGATTGAAACTCTAAACACAAAACAATTCCAAGATATTGAAGAGTTCTTCACTACTATGCCGAAGTTATCACATACATTTAATGTGAAAAATCCAAATACGGATGCTGAAAATGAAGTAACGTTGGAAGGATTAAGCAATTTTTTCGCTTAATCATGGCTCACATCAGTCTTGAGTCGTATTTTAAAACGAATTTTGGCTTGATGCAGCACCATAAATATTCATTAACGGAGATTGAAAATCTAATTCCTTGGGAGAGGGATATATATGTTGGACTCCTAAATGAATATATTGAAGAAGAGAATCTAAAAGCCAGACAGCAAAACGCTAGTTCAATGGGTTAATGTTTAAAAACCTTTCGCTACTTAAATTCGGAAAACTTAGAAAGAAAATGCAAAATCCTTCCAAGAGGAAGGCATTGGATTTTCTAAGTTCTGGTGGTGACCCAGAAGCACAGACTGGAGCGCAAGCGGCAAAAAGATCACCGAAAATAAATAAGGATCCATTAATAAGCACTCTGAGTTCAAAGAATAAAACAACTGCAATTGAAATTTTAGATTTCTTTGGATCAAAAAGAACAGAAGAAAGATTACGTGGAAGTGTAAAGAGACTTAGAAATTCTCTTGTCAATACTTTTGATATCGCAGCGATCCTTAAGTCTGTAATCATTGGTATTACGAAACAGTTAGAGTCTGCACCTAGTAAACTGAAAGGAAAGGGCGGCGCTGGCGGAGGATTACTTGGTTTTCTGAAAGATGGTATTATAAAATTAGTTGGAGGGTTGGGTGCAAAGATACTAGGAATCTTAGGTGGTATCATTAGTTTACTTCCTATGATGGCTGGATTTGTAATGCCTGCGTTGGTACTTGGTGGTATTACGTTCGCTGTCACGAACGAAGATTTCCGTGACAAAATAAAAAATATGCTTCCTGGTTCCAGCACTGATGATGCTGTTGATGAACAAATAGAACAACAGGGAGGATCAGCAACTGCTGAAGCACTGCGGAAGGAACAGGCAGAAAAGAGAGCAAGTAGAAATCCTTTCCAGAATTTCTTCCATGGCACCATCATGGGAGAAGATGCAGAGTATGATAAGCAGATAGCAAGAGCAGAAACATCTGCATCGTCAGGAAGCACTGGAACATCATCATCATCTTCATTATCTTCATCTAGTATAAGATCAAGAACTCCTGTTCTTCCTGGTGCTCGGGCACAAGGAACTGGAACTGAAGGTGATCCGGTAGTTGAAGGAGAGGATAGAGAATACTTAATAAAATTGATGCTTGCGGAAGCAGGTGGTGAAGGTGAACTTGGAATGGCTGCTGTTGGAAGATCTGTTCTGAATAGAGCAGGATTGATTCAAAGTGGTCAGGTTACTCCAGGAACGTTCAATGCAAGGAGTGGTAGTATAAAAGATGTCATTCAGGGTAGACATCAATATCAACCTTATGCAGAGGGTAAATTAGATAAAACATACTCTGCAGCCGATATGGCAAGAGGTGAAAAGGCATTACAAGTTGCAGAATCAAGAGCAAGACTTAGACGGAATTTATTACAATCAGGACAAAGTGAAAGAAACGCGAGATTAGTGGGCGCTTCTACTGGATTTAGAACTCATGCTGCAAGATATGATGCATCACAGGAGGTTAATGTTGTTGAACTTGGTGGGCATCGTTTCAATACTGCTGGTAATGAAGGTCTCAAACTACCAACAATACGAGTAATAC